CCAAAACAGTTGTACTGAAGTTGGCTAACCGGGACACTGCCCTGGACAAGCTCTCTAAGTATATCGGAATAATGAATGATAAGTTAGATCTTGGAATAAAGAAGATCAGTAAAGAGGCAAGAAATAATTTAAGAGAAATATTTGAAGACAAACCATTGGAAGACATTGATGAAGATGAGAATGAATCAGATGAGTAAATCAAAAAAGAAAAGTAAAATGAAAAAATAATTGAATATAACAAAAGACTACTTAATTCAAATAAGGGAAAAACCTCATAAACTTGGATTGCTGGTTGGTAAGAGTAAATTGACTGATCAGCATTCTATTTGGATGCACCATATATGGAATAATCTTCACACCTCTTTACAAGCCCACAGGGGATCTTATAAAACTACTGCCATAGTAATTATCGGTTGCCCTGCTTGGCTTTTATTTAATCCAAATTACAGAATAGCAATAATCAGAAAAAACTTCACTGACGCATCTGCGTGCCTCAGAAATATTTCTGATATAATGAAAAGAGAAGAGGTCAGAGAAATATTCAAATTTGCTCACGGGTTCTATCCAAGAGCAAAGATTGACCGGGCTGACAAACTTGAATTTAATTTTAAAGATACAACCACCCCGGAAGGCAGCATTGATGCTCACGGAATAAAATCAAGCATAACCGGGAGTCATTATGATTTTATTCTCTGTGATGACTTTGTAACAATCCTTGATAAAATTTCTAAGGCAGAAAGGGAAAAGACAAAAATGATGCTTGAGGAATTAAAGGTCAATGTCTTAGATCCTGGAATGGGAGCAGGATTCATCGGAACTCCCTGGCACAAGGATGATGCCTGGGGCATGTGCCCGGAGCCATTAAAAAAAGATGTATATCAGACCGGGATTCTATCCCCGGAAGAGATACAAAAAAAGAAGGATATGACAACTCATATTACTTGGGCTGCTAACTATGAATTGAGACATGCTACAAATGCCAATGCTATATTTAAAAATGCAACTTATGGAAAATGGGATTACAGAATCAAAACTGGCATTGGCCATCTTGATGCTGCTTACAAAGGCAAGGATACAACTGCCTTGACTTTCCTTGCTAAGAAAAAAGATGGAAGATTCCAAGGGATTGGATTTGTGTTTACTGAGGATGTAAGAGAGCGGAAAAATTTCATAAAAGAGAAATGGAAAAAGTATTTTATCGGAACTGTGTATAATGAGGAAAATGCTGACAAGGGATTTTTGGCAGATAGTCTTTCAGAGAAGGGAGTGCAGATGTCCACTTATCACGAGAGTATGAACAAGCATGTTAAGATTATTGCCTATGGCAAAGAGAATGGTTTTTGGGATAAGATTGACTGGGATCCAGACACTGACCCGGAATATTTGAATCAAATACTTGACTATGTGGAAGGAAGTGAACCGGATGATGCCCCAGATTCCTTTGCCTGCCTTGGCAGGATAATTGTGGGGGATTCTGTTTATGATTCTTTGTATTCTTAAGAATCTTGATTATAAAAATAGTAAGGAGGAAGGATGATGAGTTTTTTAATAGGCGATTTTAGCAACATAAGACTTGGCACTAAAGGTGTGGACTTTGTCAAGTTCAAATTTGAGATAAATAAAAAAGATTTATTGAAAGCAAGAGAGTGTACTGATTATCAGATTATAGATATCAGCAACAGGAAGTTCTATGGCCCAGAAGAAAATGCCTGGGTTGATATTCCTACAAAATAAAAAAAGGGAAGGTTATAACATGAGTGATATTAGCAAAGATAAGAAATTGAATGAATATTCCAAAAAAGCCCACCAGATGGCCAAGGCCAAAGGGTTCTATGATAATGGTGATAGAAATATTGGTGAGCAGCTTATGCTTGTTGTTACTGAGCTCTCTGAAGCTGTAGAGGCACACAGGACAGGCAAAAGAGCTTTACTTGATGGATATGAAAATTGGATAGATGGTACATCTTATGGGGAAAAAGAAAAAGAGGGATTTGAACTGTATTTAAAAGATACTTTTGAAGATGAGATTGCTGATACATTTATCCGGCTGTTTGATCTGTGTGGATATATGAATATTGATATTGAGACTTTCATTGATGCTAAGATGAAATATAATTCAACAAGGGGAAATAAACATGGCAAACAATATTGAAAAATGTAGCTTTTTAATCCCAAAAGAAGTAAATTACAAAGAAGAAGATTTGTGTATGAAAGACAAACATAGACACCCTGATGGGTCAACCCGGATGTGTGCTGAAATAAAAGACTGTGATTATAAGAGGGAAAAAGATGAACAAAAAAGATAAGGCAGAAGTAAGAAAAAATTATATAAGATTTGCTGGAAAGCTGATCAGAGATGCTAAGGACAAAAAGAATACATCAGTGAAACTCCTCTCTCATTCAGATGGCAAATCAAGAGTTGAGAAGATTATGGATGGGTGGAAAAATATAATGACCGGCCTTGGCGGCCGGATGGACAAATCTATATACACCAATTTCTCTGGTTACCCAGTATTGTCAGACAGAACTCTTTCAGAGATCTGGGCCGGGGATGGATATGGTGCCAGGATAATTAGTGTTGTTGCTGATGACATGACAAGGAAGTGGATCACAATAGAAGGTGATTCTGATAATATAATTTTAAAAGTCATGAGACACTTAAAGACAGAGAATATGATGAATGTTGCTCTTAAGTGGAAAAGACTCTTTGGAGGTTCTATTGTAGTCATTGGAATAAATGATGGAGGAGAGTTGTGGGAACCTGTTAATGAAAATAAAATAAAATCAGTTGACTGGCTAAGAGTATTTGACCGCACTCAGATCTCTCTCACTACTATGAATTTTGTTGATGATACAAAAGATCCAAATTATGGTGAGATAGATTTTATTTCTGTCACTCCTGTTTATGGATCCCCTTTCAATGTTCATATTTCAAGAGTTCTAATGTTCAAAGGGATACCAACACCCCACAATATAGCTATTGCTAATTTTTGGTATTGGGGCATGTCTGAACTTCAACCGATATGGACAAATTTAAAAGATCTTGGGGCAGGAATAAACAACACCAGCAAGCTGCTTTTTGAATTCATCATAGGAAAATATAAGTTCAAAAATCTTGCTAAGAAAGTGGCAGAAGGAAAAGAGGATGAAGTCAGAAAAAGATTGAGTCTTATGGACACAGCAAAGTCTGTACTTCAATCAATTATAGTTGATGCTGATGGAGAAGATTATACAAGGGATTCTGCTAATGCTTCCGGGATTGCCGACATCCTTGACAGGTTCATGATATTTCTTTCAGGAGCCACAGGCATCCCGGTCACCCGGCTGTTTGGCAGAAGCCCTGCCGGATTGAACTCAACTGGTGAAAGTGATTTGATGAATTATTATGATATGATAGCATCAAAGCAAAGAACAGAATTAATGGATCAGATTGAGAAATTAGTTTTTTATATCAACAATAGTATTCTTGTGAAATCAAAAGGAATAAAGGAACCAATGATCAAATTTAATTCTCTCTTTCAACTTACAGAAAAAGAAGAAATTACCAACAGGAAAACTCAAGCTGATACAGATAAGATTTATTTGGATATGGGTGCTATCACTTCTGAAGAGATCCGGGAAAGCCGATTTGCCAATGGATATTCTTATGAGACAACTTTGGATCCGGATGCTGATGAAGAAGATCTTGAAGTGACTCCGGGAGAGTAAAAAATGGGAAATAAAATTGTAGATGATAAAGGAACAAAATTGGAGCACAAAACTCCTGAAGAGATTTTGCAAGATATGATTGATTTTGCTAATGCTATTCTAAGAGGGAAATAATTTGCCATTACAAAGATGTATAAATCCAAAAGGCATATCCGGGTGGAAATGGGGCAATGCAGGAACCTGCTATGTAGGGGCCAGAGCCAAACAGAGAGCAATCTCACAGGCCATAGCCATAGGAGAGGGCCAACTGCTAAGTGATATTGATATAGAGCACAACGATGCCAATGAAAACAACATTATTTCTTTTAAAGAATTTTTAAGACAGGAAATAATAAAAAAGAAGGGCAGAAAATTAAGAATCAAAAGACCTTCCCCCTGGTTGTATCCTTTTGTCTCTGAGAGAGAATATGCCAAATATATAAAATCTATAATGATGCAGTTTGCTAAAATAACTATAAGTGAAATGAAACCTCTA